ATGTAATCTATTACATAGGTATTTTGAGGAACTACAGGGCACTGCGTGGAAGTTATCAGAATTCTATAAACAAGCGGATATCAAAACACAATACTCAATAAGACAACTGAACAATCTGTGTCATGAGATAGAGAGCTGGGTGCTGTCATACAGGAAAAGCATCGTTGACCCGGACTGGATAAGACCGTCACAGATAACCACGTTCCTTAACGCACCGAGACACGACCTTCATGATGAAGATTTTGAACTGTTCAAAAAGAACAGGTATGACCGAGAACTGGGTGGAGTTTACCTTCATTGGAGCCAAGTGGGCAAGACGCTTTACGAGGTTTTCAGAGATGAAGGTGGAGTAAAGATGGACCAAGCCACTTGTAGCGAGATCAATCACCAGAAGTATTACTCAGGGGAATTTGATGTGGAGTGGGGACAGACGATCACAGAGCGATCGCACGAATTCAAGAAAAAGGAAATGGATGAATTCAGGGACTGGTTGAAACTGAATGGGTACGACTGGGAGGATCCAAAACTGGCACTTGGCTACATCAAGATCGGACAGGTCGATCTCAAAAGAACATTCGGCGCAGACGCCACGTTCAAAGACATATGTGAGACCATGAACAGGAATCTCAACATAACTAGTATTAAGACCATATCATCCGGAACTATAGAATGTGACTATCCATATTCTTTAGACAGCGCGGACTGGCAGGAAATACAAATTGAAGGATTAAAAAAATGAATCACGTGGTTTGTGTGAAATGGGGCAACAAGTACATCGCCAAATACGCCAACATCTTGAACAGCATGGTCAAGAGGCACACCACGGTGCCTTACCAGTTCCATTGCCTCACCGACGATCCCACTGGATTAGATCCTGACATCAATGTTGTCAAACTTCCCAATGATCCTTGGATCAAGAGTTGGTGGAGCAAACTGTGGATGTTCGCACCCGAGATGCCCATCAAGGGCAACATACTGTTCTTCGACCTGGACGTGGTGATATTTGACAACATAGATCCCTTGTTCTCACACACAGGCAAGTTCAATATAATTAGGGATTTTAACAGGTGTAGAGTCAAGGACTGGAAACTGAGCAACAGCAGTTGCATGCGATGGCAGTCGGGCACCATGGATTACCTGTGGACGGAATTCAAGGACCGCTCCGCACAGATCATGCAACAGAACCACGGAGACCAGGACTGGATAACCAAGCGGGCTAACAAGGACATCACTTGGTTCCCTGAGGAATGGATCAGATCCTACAAATGGGAGATGGTGGGCCTCAAGGACACCAAACTGCTGACCAAGGACGGTCGTAAGTGGTTCCGCACGCCGGCCAAGATAGAGCCTGGAAACCGGGTGGCGGTGTTCCATGGTTTACCAAATCCCATGGAGTGTGCTGACCAGTTCGTGATTGACAACTGGAAATAGTCATCCTATAATAAAGAATGAGCATCGGAGAGAAAAAGTTTTACGAGGCCGCCAAGATCAAGCGGGTGAGGGCACACCTGGACGAGATACCCGAGGACTGCGGCTACGAGAAGAAGTTCCGCTACAACATTGACATGAACAGCAATGGCATAATGGGCGACTGCATCGAGTGGTGCCAGGTCAACTGTGAGGGCCGGTGGGGTTGGTGGTTCGAGAATAAAAATCTGTACGACGAGCAGTGGCACAACTGGGAGGACCAGGACGCCTACATGAGTTTCCAGAAGAAGAGGGACGCTTCAAGATTCTGGTTAGCAATCGGAGTCAACAACATGGGAAACAGGTAAGCATAATTACTAATATGAAACCATTCGAAATCACAGACGCGGCAAAACAACAGATGGAAAAATTATTAGGCAAAAATACTGACAAGTACGCGGTCAGCCTGGCGGTGCTGGGTGGTGGTTGTGCGGGCTTCAAGTACGAATGGGGATTCGCGGACACCGTGGAAAGTATCGGCGACGGTGATCATGTCGAGGACTGGGGCACTGGTCGTTTCGTGGTGGACGAGACCTCGATGCTGTACGTGGTAGGGACCAAGATTGACTGGATCGAGGAAACCTTTGGATCACAGTTCGAGATAAGCAACCCCAACTCGACCTCCGCTTGTGGTTGTGGAGAGTCATTTGGCATCTGATGGACACCGCATTCGTTATAGGCAACGGTGAGTCCAGGAAGATCTTCCCCATAGACAATCTAAAAGGACACGGCATCATATATGGTTGCAACGCCATCTACAGGGATCATCCCAAACTGTGTGATCACATAGTGGCTGTGAACCCTCCCATGTACGATGATCTGAAACAGTGGCACGATACAACAGATAGTTGTACTCAGATACACGGCATAGAAAACATCAGCCGTTGGAACTACATCTGTGACGGAGACCGTGAGACCGACTGTCCGCGTGGGCTGAAACTTTACCGGATATGGCGTGGAGGAAACATGAAGAAGGGTGGCCGGATCAAGACCGAGGATTTCTCACTCAATAGAGGTTCTGGTTGTTCTGCTGTGTTATTGGCGGCCGAAAGCGGAATAAAAAATGTTGTGGTATTAGGTTTTGACATTTTAGGAGCAAAGCAGTGGGAGATGCCGGAGCCCAGCAGGATACAGAACAACATTTATAAAAGTTCCCCCAACTACCCAGACAGGCACAGCATGAAGGCATATTTGAAATATGAATGGATGTACCAACTGAGACAAATATTCAGGCGATTCCCTGACACCAACTTCCGTTTCATCAACAGGTGCGAGTACCTGGAGGGCAACACGTTCCTGAGATGGTACTTCGATCAGCCCAACATAAGGTCGGGCATATACGCTGACCTACAGCGTTGGATCACGGGCCAACGCGATGACATCAAGTGGATGAAATTGTAATAAATACCACAAAAGATTATGGCTAGATTAACGATAGACACAGGAACGGCGGGAAATCCAGCAACGGGCGACACTTTACGCACGGCCATGACCAAGGTCAACGCCAATTTCGCGGAGTTGGCCGGCGATCTACAGATGTCAGGCAACACTTTATTGAGTGCTGACACCAACGGAAACATCATACTAGATCCAAACGGCACGGGACAAGTACAGGTCAATGCTGACAGATTAGTGATCACGACCACCAAGACACCAACAGCAATAGGAGCCACGGGTGATGTAGCGGGATCAATCAGTTGGGACGCGACCAACCTGTACATCTGCACTGCCAACTATGATGGTTCAACTGCCATCTGGAAGAAACTAGTATTACAGGCGATATAAAATGGCGAAACAGACGATTGACCTAGGTACATTAGGCGGTGCCGATGGTACCGGTGACAGCATCAGGACCGCGGGCGCCAAGATCAACAACAACTTCACGGAACTTTACGCCACCAGTGCGGTGCAGTCGCACATCGGAATGTCACAGAACGAGATAACGTCAACGCAGTCGAACGCGGACATAGTGCTGAAACCATCAGGCACGGGTTCAATAAGTTTTCCAGCAATAAAATTCAATGACAACAACATAGAGACCACCCGTACCAACGATGATCTAAAGTTCGTGCCGAGTGGAGCGGGATCTTTTGTTGTCAACTCATTTAAATTCAAGGACAATGTGATCTCAACTTTCCAAACTAACACCGACATAGAACTTCGACCTTCGGGCTCTGGCGGGGTGGATGCCAAGGCCATCACAGTTGACAACAGCATCAACATGAGCGATGACACCATCAGGATACTGTCAGACGCGTCCACGAATTCAGACCTCAAACTGATTGCTAGTGGAACGGGATCCGTACAATCTTCCCTAGTGGACATCAACAATGGTGCGATCGATGGCACAACTATCGGGGTCAACACACCGGCCGCGGCAACGTTTTCAACAATTGAATTCTCACCAGTGGACGGCGGGACATTGAACGCAGACGGTGTTGTCATCTATGACAACAAGATCACTACCACATCAAACGCTGACCTAGAGATAGAAGCCAGTGGATCCGGTTATGTCACGATCAACGGCATTACCCTGCCACACCTGGACGGCAACACAGGACAGGTGCTACGCACAGACGGTAGTGGCCAACTGGACTGGTTCACGTCACCGATACTGCTGGGCGTCTCTGACATACAGGACAACCAGACCACGATATCATTCGCTGGTCAGACCGTGATCGATCATGTGACGGCAGTTGGTGACCACCATCGTGTCGAGTCTGGCACGTCTGTGCTGGACAGTTTCGTAACCTCCAAGTATGACAGCGCATGGTACCTCGCAGTCAACAGGGACGACAACAGCACGGAATTCGAGGTCATCAAGCATTCACTGTGCCATGGTGTCACCAGTGACGGTAGCACCACAGACGCGTTCGTGTCCTCTTCGGCCAGTGCGCAGACCGGCACCAACAATCACATAATAACCAGTGCCGACATAAACGACGGCAGGGCCAGACTGCTGGGGACGGGCAGTTCCACGTTCAACTCCATGGCCTACTACAGGATAGGACTCGGTGACGATGATTCAACCGGATACTCAGGCGAGGAGGAAACTGCGGTGAGGATCAACACAGACGTAGACAACGGCGCGGAAGTCATAGACTCATGGGCGACGGCGTCCTACAGGGGGGCCAAGTACTACATATCGGTAAAAAATTCAGACAGCGGAGAGGTCAGTAACCTTGAAGCGGCCGTAGTTCATAACGGCACCGACGCTTTCATCTCTGTGTACAACATCATACACTCTGGTGCGTCGGAACTTCTTCCAACCATCACTGCCACAATCAATGGCGCCAATGTTGAAGTATCTGCCACAGGGGCCAATAACAACAACAGGGTACACATGTACAGGATTTTACTGTCAGACAATGAGGTGGACAGGAGTTCAACCAACATAAATGTGATCGGCAACGTGTCTGTTTCAAGCGCCACGACCGCGATTGACACCTTTGACACGGGATCATACCAGGCCGCACATTACATTATAGTTTCGCACAACGCCTCGGAAGGGCATTCGGCCATATGCGAAGCCGCCGTGGTCAGTGATGGAACAAACGCATTCGTGACGCAATACGGATTGACATCAACCAAGGGCACGGATCAGATCATTTTGACCGTGGGACACGCGGGCACAACAACCACGCTCTCGGCCACGTCCACTTCGGGTGGATCCACGATCGTCAACGCCTACAGGGTCAGTCTGACCAGAGGTCCAGGCACAGCGACAGCAACGGCAACATTGGATTCAGTCAGTGCCACGACATACAGGGGCGCAAAATACAACGTGCAGGTAGTGGATTCAGCAGGAGGAAACTATGAGTGCTTCGAGGTCAACGTTGTTCATGACGGATCAACTGCTTACACGTCCACTTTTGGCAACGTGGGCAACAACATTGATCTCATCACGGTGTCAGCGGACATCAACGCAGGAAATCTAAGACTGCGAGGTGCGATAAGTAATACAAATGACCACGTGGTTACGGTGGTCAGAAGGGTAATCGAAGCATAATGGCACAACAAACTTTAAACATAGGATTTACAGCCAACGACGGCACAGGTGACACGCTATATGCCGCAATGGACAAGGTAAATGACAACTTTGACGAGATCTACGCATCACCACTGTTCAACGAAGACATCATAATATCGGGCAACGAGATAAGGGCCAACAGGTCCAATGACGATTTGGTTTTCGGACCATCTGGAACAGGTTCCATCGTGTTCCCAGCGATAAGGATCAACGACAACAACATAGAAGGCACGAGATCAAACGACGACATCAACATCATCCCGAGCGGAACGGGTTCGGTAGTGGTGGGATCACTGTCCGTCAAAGACAACATAATCTCAACCTTCGAGTCAAACGCTGACATCGAACTGAGACCCAACGGATCTGGACAGGTGCTAGTACCGGAACTGACCGTGGATTCCAACATAAACATCAGAGACAACGAGATCAAGACCACAGTTTCCAATTCAGACCTGGTGTTATCAGGATCAGGCACAGGTTCGGTGAGGATCGACAAGGTAGACATCAACGGTGGTAGCATAGACGGCACCACGATCGGCGCCAGCTCGGCGGTAGCCGGCACCTTCACCACGATCACTGCCAACACCAGCGCCACCATAAAAGACATCACGATCTCAGACAACCAGATCACAACCAACGCATCAAACATCAATCTAGAACTTTCTGGAAACGGAACAGGCACTGTGACCATCAGTGGGTTTTCTTTCCCAACGACCGACGGATCAGCGGGACAGTTCCTAAAGACGGATGGCGCGGGCACATTGGCGTTTGCGACCGCGGGTGCGACACTGACACATTCAGACATAGCGGACGCCACCACCACATTGGCCAGCTCATCATCACAGGTACTGAACACTTTTCCAATGGCCACCTACAGGAGTGCCAAGTACTTTATCTCTATCACAGACACCACCAACAGCAGGTTCGAGTTCGTAGAGGCCAATGTGATACATGACGGCACCAACGCCTACATCTCGTCTTATGGTTCCACGTCGAACTACACCGGCGCACCAACGCTTTCCGATCTGACCGTTGATGTTAGTGGCGGAGACGTGAGACTGTTGGGAAGGAACATATCAGACAACACCTGTGTGTTCAAGTTCCAGAGGATAGCGATAGACTTATAATATTAAGAAGTATAAACTAATAACTCGACATGAGAAGAAACAACCGAAGACCACAGCACAGGTCACCACGATCAGAGATAGCCAGGCTAGAGGAACAGCTCAAAAGGACCACGGACGCAGTTGATCGCGAGGGCATAAGACAGCACATAGAACACTGGCAACGCACCCAGAACGACAGCGCTGATCTCCAATAAATACCCGTGTAAGGAGTAAGATCAATGGCAACACCGGTGTGGACGACCACAGCAGGCAAACTGGCCACTTTCAACGAGGACAGTTCGTATTCACTACAACTGGAGGCGAACACCAGTGATTCAACGGCCATTACTTACTCAGTGATCGCAGGAAGCCTGCCCTCGGGCATGAGGGTCACAACGGACGGACTGCTTACGGGGACTCCGGCCCAGGTTGCCAAAAGAACTCTTTACACCTTCGTCGTGCGTGCCGCGGCCGGTTCCCAGATAACAGACAGGACTTTCTCAATAGACATCGAGGGACAGGACGCACCAGTGTTCACCACGGCATCGGGACAACTTCAACTGGATGATTCCACACGTGTGGGACTGTACTGGGTTTTAGACGGTGAGTACGTGAACTTCCAGTTTCAGGCCACGGACATAGATACTCGACTGGGAGGGGAGATAAAATTTGAGGTCATTTCGGGCATACTGCCACCGGGACTCACACTCAGGGAGGATGGACTGCTTTCAGGCACATGTCAACTCACAGACGACTACTTCGAGGATTCCACTAGACAGATCGCGATGACCTTCCCCATAACGGTGAGGGTCAGTGACAGCACCTCAGTTACCACTCAAGAAAATTCAATATTCGTTTACTCGGCCGCATACTGGAATGTCAACAACCCCAACATAACCATCGACATGACAGAGATCAACAATTTCCCCATCACCATGGATCACACATCACAGAGGAGGCCGGTGTTCACCACTGACTCAGCGCTGGGCACGTTCAGGCATGACAACTCCCACGTGATCAAGATCGACGTGGATGACGCGGACTCCACTGGCAGTGACCTAGTGTATTCTAAAGTGGGAGGCACACTGCCTCCAGGAATGAGCGTGGATCCCAACTCGGGTGAGGTTTTTGGCTACGTTCCCAGACAGGGTGAGGTCACGCAGGACTTCTCTTTCACGCTGAGGGCAACAAGGACCATGCCAACGGGTCAACTGGTGTACTCTGACAAACTTTTCACGCTTACCATAATAGGCGACCTAGACATAGGGGTGACATTCACCACGCCAAGGAACGTGGGCACACTGACGGCGGATATACCCAGCACACTTTCAATAGAGGCGGGAGCGGATGAACCCAACAGGGTCTTATCATATTCAGTGACGGGTGGAGCATTGCCAACCGGCATAACACTCTCACCCTTGGGCAATCTTGTGGGCACCATAGATCCCAGCGACTTTACTGACTCCACGAGGACCTTCACGTTCACGGTAACGGTCAGTGACCAGTACCAGACGGCGGCGGCAACAAAAGAATTCACCGTGACCATAAACATACCATACACCACCGTGGAATATGGCAACATGATGGGACACGCCACATCATTCATAGACCAGAACATCTTCTACAATATAGCACAGGATCCCAACATCAACTCACCGGAAGAGATCTATCGTCCAGAGGACTCAAACTTCGGCATGAAACTGAGACCCGAGATGCTGATGATAGCGGGCGTCGAAGCACAGACGCTGACCACGTTCCAGAACCAGATGGAACTTAACCACGCACCCATAACACTTTGGTTCGGCAACATCAAGACCGCGGTGGCCAAGCAAAGCGGCACAGTGCTCTACGAGGTCGTCTACATTGACATGATTGATCCTTTCGTGAACAACGACGGGGTTGAAACGGGTGCCACAACAATACGTCCAAACGCTGTGGAGAACATGAGAGACAGGATCAAGGAATTGGGACACGATGAGTGGACTTACTTGCCCTTATGGATGAAGACCCAGCAGGAAGGACAGCAAGGACCTCTGGGATATGTCAAGGCAGTGCCTATACTATACTGCAAGCCGGGCACTTCGACTAAATTCAAGAAAAGAATTCAGGACCTCAACCTTGAATTCAAAAACATAGATTTCATAATAGACAGGTACACTGTAAGTAAAAGCAAGGTGTCTCCGGTGTCATTCACTGGTGATGGATCAACGCTGTCATTTGAGTTGAACGAAATCGTACACGAAGAAGATATTTTGGTAAAAGTAGGATCAACCATCAAGACACGCGATGACACCGGTGACGGCACAGATTACCATCTCACACACGACGTGGCAAATCAACGAACAACCATTGTTTTCAATGTGGCGTCAGTGCCCGCGGACGGAGATGTTATCAGGGTGGAGAGATTGAACGATAAATATCTAAGATTTAGGGACATTACATAATGGCAAGCAATATAGTACCAGGAAACATTGACGGAACATACCCAGTAGCCGGGCAGGACAACAGTTCACAGGGCTTCAGGGACAACTTCAATGCGATCAAGAACAACTTCACGGAGGCCAAGACCGAGATAGAAGCACTTCAATCAAACAAGGCCAGCCTTAATGCTTCAAACGATTTTTCAGGAAACATAGTATCAGATGCACAGTTCAAAGACAATTCCGAGACCGTTTATGCTCATGGTTCAATAGATGGAACAATCACATTAGATCACGAGAACGGACACTACCAGACGCTGACCACCACAGGAACGATCACTCTGGGATTTTTAAATCTTCCAGCCACAGGCAAACTGGGCAGGATCATACTGGACGTCACAGTGGCATCAACGGCACACACCATAACAATACCCAGCGCGGTGTTGGTTGCTGGAAACGTGTCAGGAGGTGACGGCAGTTCAGACACAATCACTGTGCCCACTTCAGGCAGATACCTTTATGAATTCATGAGTCCGGATGGTGGCACAACCATACTGATGCATCAGTTAGGCAACAACTACATCTAATAGGAGGTAGTGATGTATTTTCATCCATTACAAGAAGAGATAGGCAACATGAGCGAGGAGGACATCTCCAATAGAATCAAAGAACTGTCAAGGAAGGTCGCCATAGCGAGGAGGGGAAGGAATCCGGAGATGCTGGCCAACCTACAGATGGCTTTGAAGACATACCAGGACGCCATCAGACAGAGGCGCATCGAGGAGTGGCACAAAAACAACAAGAAATTAAGGAACGAGCCAGATATAGGCGACCTCATCAACATCGACTAGTAAGTAAACTAGATGTCAAACAGTTTCAGTTGGAAGACTAAATTCAAGAGCATAATCATAGTGGATGGAGAACTGTTCCCCAACGAGTACTCGGTGGAACTGCACCTCACACCACACACTGCCGACCTCAAGGAACAGACCGCGTACTTCGACAGGCTCAAGAACCTGTTCGAACAGGTGTTCGCCAACACCGTGACGACCTGGCGTGAGGAGAAACTGTACTCGGTTCTGAGGTCCAACAGTACCAACAGGTTCATTGAATTACCAAGACCACCCTACGACCAGATCATGGCCGCGGTGTGCTACTGCAAGGCCAACAGCATCTTGGACAGCAAGATCATCATAGAGAAGATCGCGTTGAGTTCATGGCAGGGCGATGGTATTACCTACACGGTTGACAAGGACAGCAGAGAGCTTATACTGTTAGATAGGCCTGACTGGTTCTCGGAGGAATACAGCAATTTCGACCCATGGTGGTTGAGGCCAGACACGGCAACATATGATGAGGAACTTGACAAGGGAATATACACAGGACACTTCAGTTGGACAAATCAGCGGATTGTCGTTGACAAACAGCACCAGGAACATGCTAAAATATTCGAGTTCAACCCAAAGGTGCTAGATGGCGGAAAAGACAAAGACAAATGAGCATGGTGATGTGATCTTCACGGAAGAAGACGCGTTAGAATTACTCTACACTGACCCAGACTTTGACATATCGAAACTGTTCTTCGAGGACACAGAGAAGTATTCATTAGCATTAAAAGAACTTGGATTGGATCTCCCGAGCATAAACACCACACCCAACAGAGAACCTTTAGCAGACTTTGACAACAAAAATATCAACAACTGGCACATGCCAGAGCAGTATTACCAGATTAACGTTCTACAATGGCTGTTGGAACGATGCCAGAACGACGAAGAAAAATTGCGTGTGCAGATGGAATACGACCTCTTCGAGAAGAAGAAATTCATACGAGTGCTACAGTTCCTGATATACTTCGTGGACACACTCAGGGCCAACAACATAGTATGGGGAGTGGGACGAGGCAGTAGTGTGGCCAGTTTCTGCCTGTTCCTGATCGGAGTACACAAGATCAATCCCTTGCTGTACAATTTGGACATCACCGAATTCCTGAGATGATAAGTAATCAATATAGGAGCATATTAAAATGGTAGCAAGACCCACAAGAAAAAGAATGTACAGGACCATGCAGGGCAAAATGGTCGACATAGAAAAATTACGAGCCGCCAACGAATCTGTTCAAGCAGTTGGTAACATGAATGTTAATGCACGTGGAGACGTACTGGGACCGGGTGGACAGATTATGACACCAAAAGAACAAATAATCAAAAAATACTACGAACAACCTAGAGGCATGGTGGATGACACACCAGCGAGGGCCAAACCCGCACCAGCACCGAGGACACCACCACAAAAGACGGTGCAGACCATGACCCCTGTCACTAAATCAGAGATCAACAAAACGGAATCAAAACCAGAACCCGTGGTGGCACCAAAGATAGAGGCAGAACCCACACCGGTGGCGACGTTCAAACCCAAGACAGAGAGCACAGAGAAAAAAGGAATTGACGCCGCTCTTGACGGATTAGAATAAATCTGCTAACATAGTCCAATATGGGACAGATAGAAGACTTACAGGCAAAGGGATTCGGATCACACGGTGGCAAACAGTACACTGTTGACTACGACATTACGCCACTGAAAAAGAGAGTGTTGGTTTCAGACATGCAGTTCGGCGCAACCAAGACCAAGGGCGGGATCATACTCATGGACGACGACGGCACCGAATCGGGCATACACCCAAGATGGGCCAAGGTCTACGCAGTGGGTAATCAACAGGATGACGTCCAAGTTGGACAGTGGGTACTAGTGGCACATGGCAGGTGGTCAAGGGCACTGAAAGTCAAGAAGGATGACGTGGAACTTGAGGTCAGGATGATCGACGAGAATGACATACTGTTGCTGTCAGACGAGGAACCGGACTTCAACAACAGGCAGGCCGGCTACATCAACACAGGCGGCATGAGACAGATGACTTCACTGCCGGGCAATGACTAGATTACACACCTGTTACGTTTGTAAAAAAGAATTCTTCAACGCAATATACTGGTATGACAGCCTACACGACACCAAGTACGATAAAAGGATAATCAGACCATTCTGTGGTCCCGTCTGTGCCAACCAATACAGGGAGATCTCGGACGAGAACGATTACCCACTGCGTAAGCCACTGCCACACGGCCAAGAGTGGCAAATAATACAAGACATAGACAACATAGAATATGAAACAGATTAAGATAGAAATAAAGAAACTTGTGACCATGGCCGACATAGGACTGGGTGTGGAGCGGCCTCTGAATAAGGAAAAACGATCTTGGATCAAATCACTAACTAAAAACAAGACACAGAAACCCATACTGGTGGCACCCATAAAAGATTCGGGTTACTACATATTACTAGATGGGTGGCACAGGGTACAGGCACTCAAGAAGCAAAAGAAAAAGACAGCAATCGCGATAAAAGTGCCCGTGGCACAGGGCCTACAACTGGCACGGGCGAACAAAATCCTCAGAGACGTGGACAGGGACAGCAAATTCCGGTTAAAAGTGTCCGGATTGATCAATGATTGGGCACAATCACAAATTGACAAATAGCCAATCAGTGCTATAATTGTAGGATGATACAGCGTTTTGGCTTCTGTTGCAAATGGCTCAATGATGAGTCGGAGTTTGGCGGCATGAAGGTCAACGCCAAGGACCGTGATCTCAATGGCAGAAGCACCACGATGCGTTGGTTACGTGAACACAAGGAAGAGGCCGAACAGCGACAGTGGGACATCATGACACACAACACCACGGCCGCACGTAGACTCATAGAACGTGTGGGCACACTGCCACCGGAAAGAAGGATGGTGAGACTGGGATCAGAGATGCTACAGGGCTACACCGAGAAGGACTGGAAGTCATGGTGGCAACAGCGAGACATACAGGATCATCTACAGAACCTATTCGCACCCGTGGGTGAGATGGCAAGAAAACTAGACGTTAAAGTATCATTCCACCCGGGACAGTTCTGCGTGTTGGCGTCAGACACACCAGACATAGTGGAACGTAGCATAGAAGAATTCGAGTACCATGCGGACATGGCCAGATGGATGGGGTTTGGCCGATCATTCCAGGATGGTTGCAAGATCAACGTACACATATCAGGCCGTCAAGGACCAGAAGGTATACGAAAGGCACTACCTAGATTATCAACAGAGGCGAGGAACCTAATCACAATCGAGAATGACGAGATGGGACACGGACTCGAGAAGAGTTTAGAATTAGAAAAAGATCTAGCATTGGTCCTAGACATCCATCATCACTGGATCCGAGACGAGGAATACATCGAACCCACAGACGACAGGGTCAAACGTGTGATAGATTCATGGCGTGGACAGAGACCCAGTATGCACTACTCGTATTCACGAGATGAGCATCTTGCGGTTGCTGACCTAGGTGATCGTACACACACCGAGATGCATGATATCCGGATGTTGTTGGAGCGTGGTTGCAAGAAACAGAAACTGCGGGCACACTCGGACCTGTTACCAAACCGGGCGGTAAATGACTGGGCACTTTCATTCTCGGAGAACTTTGACATACAGGTAGAGGCCAAAGGTAAAAACATGGCCTCGGAACAATTATATAGACAAGCCAAGGAAACTTCTGTAATATAACAATATGAAAGATTTATGGGTAGAAAAATACAGGCCTAAGACTCTGAAGGAGTACGTGGTCAGAGATGAAGCACAACGACAACAGATACAGAGCTGGATCAACGACAAGGCTATACCACACTTGTTATTGAGTGGTGCACCGGGCGTGGGCAAGACCACACTGGCCAAGGTATTATTCGCAGAGTTAGATGTCAGCAGTTATGACATCTTGGAGATAAATGCATCGAGGGAGAACTCAGTGGACACAGTAAGAGAGAAGATCAACAACTTCGTACAGATCATGCCTTTTGGAGCATACAAGTACGTGTTGCTGGACGAGGCAGACTACATGAGTCCAAATGGACAGGCCGCACTGCGTGGCGTGATGGAGATGTATCACACGTCAGCGAGATTTATTTTAACTTGTAACTATCCCAACAGGGTGATCCCGGCACTGCACTCAAGATGCCAGGGCTTCCACATGGAGACAATTAACAAGACCGAATTCACGGCCAGGACCGCAGAGATACTGATACAGGAAGGTATAACTCCAGACATAGATGTTCTAGACACATATGTGAAGGCGAGTTATCCGGATCTGAGGAAGTGCATCAACATGCTACAACAGAACTGTAGGGATGGCAAACTGATGCCACCTGCCACGGGTGATAGTGGGCAACAGGACTACAGGTTACAGATGGTGGAACTGTTCAAGCAGGGCAAGATACAGGAGGCCAGGAAACTGGTTTGTGCCCAGGCCAGACCCGAGGAGTGTGAGGAGATATACAGATGGATGTATGACAACCTGGACATCATATCCAAAGATGAGGACGCACAGGACAAGGCAGTGCTAATTATCAAGCAGGCGTTGGTGGACCACTCGTTCGTAGCCGACCCTGAAATAAATTTAGCGAGTTGCATGATAAAACTAGCGAGGTTATCAAATGGGTAGCAAACACAACAAGAAGAGATACTTCTGCGTGAAGTACATAATAAAAGCAGACAAGAAGTTTGACGAGTTCGTTGAACTTTCAAAGAAGAAGATCGGAACTGGCAAGATGAAAGAATACACTGTGGTTTTGGATCTCGTCAACAAGGAAATCATCAAGAATGAACTGCCAGGCATACCAGTAGCCCAAAGGGACCAGATCCCCTATGAACGCGTCGAACAGCACTACCGTCAGTGGTACGCTGATGCGATGGATCAGTTCGTCAAATAATCACGCACAAACACGTCGGAGAAAGGCCAGTTGCTGTGCCTTGAAAACCTTCCTCAGCACCCTGCGTCGCCTACGATCCTTCTGTTTCCGTATCTTGAGCCAGTCCTGGTTCAGCATGTACATCTTGACTCGCTTGTCGAATACACGCTTCTTCCTCATTAGTTTCCACAGTTTCCTCTGGAATAAAGGTCGCATTTGTAGGCTCTGATATGGTAGCATAGGGCTCCTCGTAGGTTGTGTTTGATAGTGATTTGATGTGTCTTTGATGTTGACTCATGTACAAATACTTACAATTATATTACCAGATAAACAGTGCATATTTTACAAGCCAGATATTTCTGATAAATAACACTTGCTATGCATGACGTCCTAGACATAATCCGAAACGTACAATCACTATACGCGGTGGGTCCTACTCTTTCCATCTTAAAAGACTTCGAGCGCGTGGTGGATGAGCTGGACGTGTACGTGTTCAAGAACTGGGAGGACGGTGAACTGCTGTCTGGACCAGTGGATTCCAGACATTTCGTCACATGTAGTTTCATGTGGCCAGCGGACAAGATGCCAGATCCAGCAGGAGGCAAGAGATTAACAGACAGAGGATGCAAGGTATTCTACAAGCGGGACGAATTACTGAAGCCAAGACAGATTAAATCACCAGAAGACTACAGGCCTGGAACGACCAAGGGCAAGATCGACAGCCATGACATATGGATAGTGGAGATTAAGATGCCTAAGGAACTGATCGGCAACTTCAAACACGGCAAGGACGAGATCGAGAGCCAGGATGAAACAGACATGGCCTCGGGGGACCTAAATAGTTTATAATGACATTTCTAAAGGAAGGACTGAAAGCCGGAGACCTAGACGGAGTCGTAGCAAAACGATTCTCAGTGGACCAGTTCAAGAGCAAGATGGGTGATGACCGTAACATCATGGTGCTGGCATTCTCAGTGGACGGACAGGCTCCAGCCAAGGACCTGGAAAGATTCGCGGAGACCGGATACAAGGAAGTGCTGGACGCTGACGCAACACCAGGCACGCTGGAGGATGGCAAGCACAGAGTGTTCGTGGAGTTCGCGAGGACAGAGAAGGTGGACCGAGACATCAGGAAGTTCCTAGACGATCTTTCTAAACTCACAAATATAGAAACTTTCGAATTCACATACCACAAGGATCCAACACCGTTCGAGGCATCAGCCAAGAACCTGGCGGACATACTGCCCAGGACTCCGATAGCATACACTCAGAAGATTCAGGGCATGAGATTGGGAGAGGTCAAGACGTTCTTCGACCGATTCCAGATGATGGAATTCAAACTGGACAACAATATTGTGGAGATAAGGAAACAGAACGCAGACACACTGAAGTTCGAACTACACGCGTTTGGCACGACCAACATGATAATGAACGAAGTAAAAGCATTCAGACTGGACGAATCAGCGATCAGCGAGTGCATATGGCTGACCAAGTACTTCGGACCATATCAGATAACCAAGACAACAGAGGACAGATTCATTTTCAGCAAGGGAGGGGAGTCCGCTCTGTTAAGTAAATGTGGATGGTAAAGTTAAGTCAAAATTTCACGATACAGGAATACATCAAGAGCCAGACGGCCCTGAGACAGGGCATCGACAACACCCCCACCGAGGAACACATGGGCAACGCCACGGCGCTGTTCAGGAACGTGGTTCAGAAGGTCAGGGACCAGTTTGGAGTAACGGTGATCAACTCAGGCTACAGGGGAGAAGCACTCAACAAAGCGGTGGGTGGTTCAAGCACATCACAGCACTGTAAAGGCGAGGCCGTGGACATAGAGTGTCCGGGCACACCCAACTATGACGTTGCGAAATGGATCGAAGACAACCTAGACTTCGACCAACTGATACTGGAATTCTACACACCAGGCGTACCAGATTCCGGTTGGGTACACGTCTCATACAAGTCAGAGGGCAATCGTAAGCAATCACTGACTGCCATGAAGGAAGATGGTAAAACCGTCTACAAGCCCGGCCTCATACAATAAATACGTACATTATGTTTTCAAGCATTAGAATGGTTTTCGCCATACTACTGATCACCGGCATCGCGGGTGCGGGAGTCTATGTGATGAAACTGCGGGCGGACAACGCCACGCTCAAGGCCAATCAGATAGAGCTGGAGCGGGGCATAGAGTCACAGACCAAATTACTGGAACAGCAGAAACAGGACTTCAACGCCATACTGGAGAGCAACAAGAAGCTCAACGCACTGGTGATGACGTTCAAAAAGGACCTGGAAGACCTCGACAAGAGATTCAACAAAGGCAAACGAGACATTGGCAAACTAGCCATTGACAGGACCGGGGCCATTGAGAGGATCATCAACAAGGGCGCGGACAACGCCGCGAGATGTGTGGAACTGGCTTCAGGTGCCGAGAGAACTGAAGAAGAACTTAAAGCAACCAAGAAATCAGAGATAAACCCAGAGTGTCCGAGCCTAGCAAATCCAAATTATGTACATTATGAATAAGATATTACTGATAGCAATGATGATATTACTGGCCGGTTGTAGCGTGGGCGAGAAGCGTGTGAAAATATTCTCAGTGGAGGAACCAAGGGCGAAACTGAACCTACCAAAACCCGAGGCACTGGACCTGGAGAAGGTGAGATGGATAATCATCACATCAGAGAACGCACAGGAAGTTTTCGCCAAACTGGAGGCGGAGGGCATAGACCCCGTGCTGTTCGGACTCACAGACAAGGACTTCGAGATGATAGCCCGGAACTTCGCACAGATAAGGCAGAAACTACAGGAGACCAACAATCTATTAGAAGAGTATAAGAAGTATTACGAAT